TTAGCTAGATTAGTAAAATCTGGGACAAATTTACTAACTGACATAAAGTTATCACCATCTGCAATTTCAATAGATCCTGATGTTAAAGAAGCTGAAATAGCAGTTCCATCTGCTTGATTATTTCCTATCTCATGACTGTATATATAAGAAGCTCCTGCTGTTACTCCAATTGGTGTACTGGTAACTCCTGTGCTTGTTGTAGCGTTTGCTGTCAAACTCGCATTGTATTCAGTAGCAATTGTATTTTCATATGTATAATTAGCAAGATAAGTCGTTCTTCCTAAAGTAGTAGTGTACCAAGTATTTTCTAAATAATTATAAACCACCACTCTATCTATTTGAGTAGCGCTTGCGCTAGGATAATACCACATAATTTCATTAAACTCAGGATTAACTCCGCATGCAATATCATTCTTATTTGTAAAACTTAAATCATCATAAACATAATCTTCTACAGAACATGGCATTTTTTTGACAACACCATCATACATATAAAAAGCATCTTCACCCATCCAGTAAGCTCTTCCATTTACATCAATAGCTGCATGTTGTGCTATCAATCCACAGTTAGCTCCTAATTGTCGTTGACCAAAAGTATAGGGAGTACCAATAAATTGGACACCATGTAGAGAAGTATCGGTCCATACAAGTATTTGACCTGTTGATCTTACAGCTCCCACAATACGTGATCCGTCTGCAATTCTAAGAGAACCAGCTTCATTCTCCGCAGTAGGAGCAAACACTGTTAAACTTTCTCGATCCGCCCATCTAAAAAATAAATCATCTTGGAAAGCTGCATCGGTTACATCGGTTGTACAAGTTCCCCATAAAAATAAATGTCGTGTGTCAGCAGAAACCAAATTAAAACGAGAAGCTACTGGTACTGTTGCACCAAGGCTCACGGCCCTTACACTTAAACCTGAAGAAGTATCCCATTTATAAGTTCCCCCATCTAAAACAGTAGCTACTAAATCTTCTCCAAAATTATCTAAAGACCAATTTCTTCCTTGAATAGTTACACTAGAGGTAGCACGAGGTGTTCCCCATGTGCTTAATCCCCATGTTGCTACGCCCCATCCATACCCATAAGTAGAAGTAGCAGGTCCTACATTAATTTGATAATTGGCTGTAACAGAACCACCGCCAGCAGCGGTTGATCCTGTAGCATTGCTTGGAAAAGTAATAGTATATTCGTTTGCATTTATAACTGTGGTAATTTCAAATTCATTATTAAATTCTAAACCATCCACAGTGTTAGTAGCGCTACCATTAGTAAAAGTAACAAAATCACCAGCAATAGCTCCGTGATTTGCGTCTGTTACCGTTACTCCTGCTCCTCCTGAAGTTGTCTCAAAAGGATTAGTTAGAGAAGCAGTTTCACGGATAGGTGTTATATCATGTACAGAACCTTCTGAATATATATAGAGTTTTCTATCAGTTCCTAAAGCTAAATACCTTGTACCATTAAGACTTATCCAAGAATGCGTATCTCTTACCACTCCAATAAGAGTTTCATTAGGATTTGGAAGATATTCCCATCCTTTCCATCTTTCTGGTTTTCCGTAGTGAAATCGTACAAATTCTGAATTTGTATATCTTCTTTGATCTCCTGCCGCGTAAGAGGAGTCTTGTTTATCTACACCAGGTTGAAATTTTAAATCAGTTAATTGCATGCAGGAGCATACTAAATTATTTCTTGTTTTGTGGCAAGAATTGAGTTCCTACATTACCTTTAAAGACATATGTTCCGTGATGATTTAACCCACTAACAACATCAGCGTACACACTTCCCCCAATTTTCTGCCATAATCTACAAAAAGCATAATCTTCTGATAGGTATCTTTTAGTTTCTGGTTCAATCATTGTATCAAAAAAAGCATAGTTCCAATCAGAATTATCGTGATAATTAAAACGAGTGTCATGAGGTTGATTTAAATGTTGATCAGATTTAAATTTTAAATCAGGATAGGCTTTAGCCATTTTTTCAAATACCTGTCTTTTTATCAACATAAATCCAGTAGCACCGTCTATCGCTTCTATAAAACCTTTTTTAACTTCAATTCTTTCTGGATTTTTAACACTTAAATTATATTCTAAAGAAGCTGCATGAAGTTCATCTAAATCAATATCAGGATTATTTATAACTCTTTTTTTTACTTTTCTCCAATCTATAGCTTTTCTTGGATACACCCCTGCTACTACTTCTTCATCAAGGTCTAACATTCTAAAAACTGATTTTTCACTAAATCCAATATCAGCATCTATAAAAAGTAAATGAGTATACTTTCCTGGATCATCCATAAATAATTGAACTAAGGTATTTCTAGCTCGTGTTATTAAAGATTCGTTTCCAATAGTTCCAAATTGTAATTGAATATTATGCTTAGGAGCTTCATTTACTAAACGTAAACAACTTTTAAAATAATCTGCTGTTATCATTCCTCCATAACAAGGTGTTCCTATAAATACTTTACTTTTCATCAAGGCCTACATCTATAAAATTGGCCATTACATACCGAGGTGTAGCATTACCCGCAAATTGTAAATGACTATGCCAAAGCTTTGAATCAAAAAAAATAGCTCTATTTTGTTTAAAACCAATGTGGGTATGTAAATTTAAATCTTCTCCTTGTTTTTCAAAAAATCCTGTTCCATTGTTTGTTAAAGAATCCCCTACTAAATATATTAAACAATTATGCGTGCACAATGCATCTTGATGAGGAAAGGGGGGAGTATTAGGAAAACTCAATAAAAAATTAGATTCAATATTTGAAATAGAATAATTAAAAAATTCTTTAATGTTATAAATAGTTTGTTCTACAACAGGAGAATCTAAAGGTAATTGCACATGATGGTATGTTCGTTGGTATTTTGTTTGTAAAGGAGATTGTTCTTTTTGTGTTTCAGAAATATATTTATAACGAGATTTAAATTCTAATCTTACTACTTCCTCTTGCAGTTTTTTAAAAAAATTATCTTCAAAAAAATTATCTTGAATATAAATATTACTTTTCACTATAACTCACTACTAAATATTCTATTTTCTTTATCCATGCTTTAGGTATAGCTATTGCTCCCCCGCCTGATATATCATCTTTATCTTTGCTATAGGAACGCATAATAACTATTCTTTCTTCGTTATTAGTTACCATCCAACCTACTTCTTGGCAGATAGCTAAATGAGCATTAATAACATCTTTTATATCAAGCCAACCTGTCTCTGTATCACGAGCATCCACCCACGTCACACGGACCATTGGTGCTTTATTAATATTAAACATCTATCCTCAAATTAAAACTAACACTTACTCTTACTTTATCAGACATATTTCTTGTAACACGATGCATACAGTTAGAATCAAAAAAAACTATTTTATCATTTTTGGGAACAATTGTTTTTCCATGTTTATTTAAAAGATAGGAAGATAATTTGTTATGTTGATTATATGAGTAAGAATCAAGAATTAAATTACCACAATTATTATGGGTATCAATATAGTATACTCCTGATATATCTCCTGAATGATTATGCGGCCAATTAATATCTCCTTTATAATTAAGATTAGCCCATAAAATTTCCATTTCAATTTTTGTAAATTTAAAATTTTCTAAGTTACTACAAAACAAATGAGCTTTTTTAGTTATTTCTTGTGTGAGTTTTTCAAAAGGACCTGATTGAGGAAGCCCATCAGACTGCCACCCAAACTCTACATTTGACACCATTCTACCTTCTATATTTCCTCTTCTCATTAATTCAATAGAGGCTTTTAATTGATTTAAATAATTTACATTTAAACCAAGAAAAGATTCTCCATAAATGTGACTAGAAAAAATTTCTGTTGGCTTCATTATTTCTTTTTATTATAAAATTCTTTTCTTTTCGCGGTTTCAACGTTTCCTACTTGAGGATCATTTTCTTTTTTAACTAATTCTAAGTTAAAAGATACCGATCTACGTTCTTCGTTTTGTGTTCTAAAAGGATAAACACCGTGTGCTAACCAATGAGGAAACAAAAATATATCACCAACCTTTGGTGACTCTTGGTGCTTATGCCCACTAAAAGTAGCTGCTTGGCCGTTAAACCAACATATGTCGCCCACTGTTGGATAGTGATCTTCTCTTGCATATTCTTCTGGTAAACTTGGAGGCACTCGTAAATAACACACACCAGATAATTGACCTTCGTGTATATGAAAAGGATTAAAGTCTCCAGCCCATTGGCTCACGGCCCACATAGATTGAATAACCATCTGACCAACAAACTCAGGACTAATAGTTTCATTTGCTGGTGGAATAGAAATATAACTTTTAACCATTTCTCCTATTAAATTTATCATAGGTTGAGCTTCAGGAGAACTTAACCACACAGGATCATAACGTGTTTCTTGTTTAACATTACCTGCTAAGTGAGGTGCGTGATCAAACTCTTTTGAATATTTTTTATCATTCATCATTTCTGATGCTTTATCATCTAGTAATTTAACTAAACTATTGGACATTTTTCCTCTAAGAATAGTAGGACCAAATGGTCTGATAGCTTGAAATTCTAATACTTCCTCTTTCTTCTTTGCCATAACTTCCTTTCTACTTGCAAATATGTATTGTCATATAGCAATAATTTGCCTATAAATATACTATTAAATAGGCTTATTCAAGGTCAGCCTCCTTGCATTTTAACAATATCATGAATTGCTAAGGAGTACATGTTTAAAAATTTTTTTAGAAAAGTAAGAGCCACACTTAAAAACAGCCCAGAAGCTATAGCTTTGGCAACAGGATTTTTTGCACCTGGAATGAGCAACCCAATGGCTAAAATGGCGATGAATTATTTGCCTCAAATAGCCACTTCTCAATATCAAGACAATCCTTTAGCAGAATTTTTAAAAAATCAAGCTATAAGTGCGGGTGGACAATATTTGAGGGGAAATAATCCACTTTTAGCAACAACGAATCAACCAGTGAAGGTGGACCAATCTAAAGTTTTAACAAATAATAGAAATATAGCGGGTGTTGCACCTAATCATCCAAGCCAAATGTTTACTGAAACTATAAG